CACAACAACAAGCCCTTATGGACCAACTTGCCGCGCAACAACAGGCACAGCAAGACATGTTTTCTCAGTATGGGCAATCAGCAAAAGGCGGAACCGGCCAGCAAGGGCCGATGTTTTCAAACGAAAACACTGGCGGAACAGGCATCCAGCCGCCACCAAACCCATATGGGCAGAACCCCTACTCGGGCGGATATGGCCCAAGCCCACTATCGGTTGCGCAGAACCCCTACTCATCCGGATATGGCATGGCCAATCAATACATGCCCCAGACTGGCCTACTAGGGCCATCAGGGTTCGGCGGATATGGCGGATACAGCCCCTACGGAGGCGGCAAGGGCGGAGGCTATGCCCCAGCGCGTCCCATGATGGGCAAGGGTCGCCCCTACTCAACTGGCATGATGCGCGGAATGGTGCCCGGAGCGCCAGACGATGCGGTGAGACCTCCACTTCCGACTGGAACAACAGGCTATGAAGATGCTGACCCCGTTGCTGACTCCGCATACGGGATTGAAAACACCGGTACAGGCCCGATGGGGGGGAAGGATAGGTTTGCCATGACCGGCGGACCCAGACCATTCTTTGATCCTCGCAACGTAGATTCCAGCTTTGATCCAGCTAGCGACCCCACCCCTCAGACCCCCAAGACATCTATGCCCTTCCCTACTCCGGTGGGGGATGTATTTCCGAGGCAAGCTCCGAGGTTCCCCTCCTATGGCGGCAAGGGCGGCTATCGGCAACCAATGTATCAGCGCCCCATGTACCAGCCAATGGGCGGGTATTATGGTGGAGGCTACTACCGTTAATGCGGCGTAACTACCGCAAGGAATACGACAACTACCACTCCCAGCCCACCCAAAAGAAGCGTCGCGCCCAACGTAACGCGGCGCGAAAAATGATGGAGGAGGGCGGCAAAGTTAAGAAGGGCGACGGCAAAGACGTGGCCCATAAGAAGCCCCTGTCAAAAGGCGGGTCAAACAAGAAGTCCAACCTCAAGGTGGCTTCCGCATCCAAAAACAGATCATTTAAGCGGACTAAAACAGCCCGGATGGCATAATGTCAGAGATCCTCTCGCCTGATCTAGCCAAGCGGCTAAAGGGCGCATCGCCAGAAGTTAAGCTGAAGGCGGCAGAATTACTGGAACAGGCCAAGCAGGCCCAGAAGATTGAAGACGCCCGAAGCACCTTTATGGGCTTCGTCAAGCACACATGGCCTGCATTTATTGAAGGTCGGCACCATAAAATCATGGCAGAGTCGTTTGAGCGCATCGCCAAAGGCGAATTAAAGCGTTTAATCATCAATATGCCGCCTCGACACACCAAGTCGGAGTTTGCGTCGTTTCTGCTACCGGCATGGTTTTTGGGCCAGTTTCCAGAGAAAAAGATCATCCAAACGGCCCATACGGCTGAATTATCGGTGGGTTTTGGCCGGAAAGTCAGGAACTTAGTGGACTCGGACGACTTTAAGAAGGCGTTCCCCACACTCCAGTTGAGGTCTGATTCAAAGGCCGCGGGACGCTGGAGCACCAACAAAAACGGCGAATACTTCGCTATCGGTGTTGGCGGCGCGGTGACAGGTAAAGGTGCAGACCTTTTAATCATCGATGACCCTCACTCGGAGCAGGAGGGCCAGTCGGCAGACCCTGCTGTCTTTGACAGAACCTATGACTGGTACACATCAGGACCACGACAGCGTCTCCAACCGGGGGGTGCTATCGTGATCGTGATGACCCGCTGGCACATGCGGGATCTGACAGGAAAGATCATTAAATCCTCCACCCAGCGAGTAGGAACCGATGAGTGGGAGGTGATTGAGTTTCCGGCAATCATGCCATCAGGTAAACCCCTGTGGCCTGAGTTCTGGAGCCAAACAGAGCTAGAGGCTCTGCGTAGCGAACTGCCCTCTTCCAAGTGGAATGCGCAGTATCAGCAAAACCCAACCGCCGAAGAAGGCGCACTAATTAAACGCGAGTGGTGGAAAAGGTGGGAGCACGACTATCCGCCCCAGTGTGATTTCGTGATTCAGTCATGGGATACAGCGTTTCTGAAAACTCAACGAGCCGACTACTCAGCTTGCACAACGTGGGGCGTGTTTTATCACCCCGACGACGACGGCGTTACACAGCCGAACATCATCCTGTTGGATGCCTACAAAGAACGGTTGGAGTTCCCAGAGCTGAAAAAAACAGCCTTTGAAATGTGGAACGAGATGCAACCCGACGCCTTCATAGTAGAAGGAAAGGCGGCTGGAATGCCGCTCATATTTGAGTTACGCGCTATGGGTATCCCGGTATCGGAATACACACCATCGCGTGGAAACGACAAGATAGCTCGCGTCAACGCTGTAGCTGACTTGTTTGCCTCTGGCGTGGTATGGGCGCCAGAGACCCGATTCGCCGAGGAAGTCATCGAAGAGTTCGCCGCGTTCCCCGCTGGGGAGCATGACGACCTCGTTGACTCCTCGACGCAGGCTCTTCTCCGCTACCGGCAGGGTGGCTTTGTCGCCCTCCGGACAGACGAAGAAGACGAATTCGATCCCTATTCAAGGGTCGCCAACTACTACTGAGGAGCTTATGGCTTTTCTGCAAAGCAATATCCCGCACTTCAAGTGCTGGGTTAGGCGTGAGTACACGCACAACCATAGTAAATACCACGGAGAGTTCTTGCATGCGATGGTAATCGCTGTGACAACTATGCCGTGTAGGTGCTTGAGTTTTCAGATAATTTTTACTGGCGCCGAGACCTACGACACCGACGAGACGAATGTTCACGGTGGCGCAATGTGGGCAAGAATGCCGATTACCGCACTGGTTGGAGACACTCCATTTGATGAGTGGCCAGAGCCAATGCCGGTCTACGCGGCACAGCCTTGGGACTGTTCGTCCAGAGAGCACAGTGTCTATGTGCTGGACAGAGCAACCCCATGCCCTTGGATTGCCAAGATAGACGGTAATTTCTATCCCGCGAAGTATATGTTCACGGTGGACTACACCGACAACGAAATCGCAGATGATCCTGCCCAGCACAAGCAGAGCCATGTGATGGAGTTGTTAGATGCAGGCCCGTGGACCGGAAACATAGTGGCCTTGCCAAATAACCGTGTCAGGGTGACACACCCAGCATGGTTCTCGACAGGCGAGGGGGCACCAGATTTTAGGCCGTCTCAGCACATCCACTATTCCAAGTCGGATTTGGACTACACGCTGGACGTAAACAGAGTATTCGACAACTTATATGCAGGTGATCGCGATGATGCGTAAGCAGTCCAAGGTGATGCGTAAGCAGTCCAAGGTGTATGCCGCTGGCGGCAAGGTCAAAACAAAAACCCATCCAGATGGCTACAAGTACAAGAAGGGCGGCAAACTTGAGATGGTCGAAAAGGACGGTGCAAAGGTGCCCTTCTTCGCGGCTGATGGCAAAGGCAAGATGATGGCGGGCGGTATGGTCCCTAAGTCCAAGGGCTACTTCAAAGGCGGCAGGGTCATGAGCAAGATGAACACCAAAGGCGGGAAGAAGGGCGGAAAAGGCTAAGTGGCTATTGACCGGCTTGCACAGCCCTTTGACGCGCCAGAGGGCGAAGATCTAGAGATCGTGGTCGAAAACCCCGAGTCTATCAGCATGATGGACGAAGATGGCGGTGTGATTATTGATTTTAGCCCCGATGCCTCTGAGCGGATGGGGGTCCGGCACGACTCAAACTTGGCTGAGTTTATGGGTCAGGCGGATCTTGATGTCTTGTCAAGCGAGCTTGTTGCTCAGTTTGAGGCAGACAGAAACAGCCGCGCAGACTGGGAAGACGCTTATATCCGTGGTCTTGACTTGTTAGGATTAAAGTTTGAGGACCGATCCACCCCGTGGGAGGGCGCCTGTGGTGTATTTCACCCAATGCTGTCCGAAGCGGTTATCCGGTTCCAAGCCCAAACAATACAAGAGATTTACCCTGCTAGCGGGCCGGTCAAGACTTCTATCGTCGGGAAAATCACCGATGACAAGACAAAACAGGCGCACAGAGTTGAGAACTACCTCAACTACCTGATTACACAGCGCATGACTGAGTATCGGACGGAAACGGAAAAACTGTTGTTTTCTCTGCCGATTGCCGGATCTGCGTTCCGCAAGGTGTATTTCGACCCCAACATGGATCGTCCTTGCGCAATGTTCGTTCCGGCAGAGGACTTTGTGGTGAGCTATGGCGCGTCAGACCTGACGACGTGCGAGCGTGCTACCCACATAATGAAGAAAACTTCCAACGAAATCAGGAAGTTGCAGGTTGCAGGGTTCTACAGCAACATCGACCTCCCGCCGCCCGCTCCGGACATTTCGGAGATTCAGCAGAAGTACAACAGGCTGACAGGGGACTCGGAAAACTACGAGTTTGACAACCGTCACGTCCTGCTTGAGATGCACGTCGATATCGACCTTGTCGGATTTGAAGACACAGATCGCGGAGAACCTACGGGCATTGCGTTGCCGTATGTGGTTACTATTGACAAGTCATCAAGAACAATACTTGCAGTTCGGCGCAACTGGTACGAGGACGACCCCAAGAAGCTAAAGCGGGATCATTACGTCCATTACCAATACCTGCCCGGACTGGGCTTCTACGGCTTTGGTCTAGTGCATATGATTGGCGGACTGTCCAAGTCAGCTACATCACTGCTGAGACAGCTTGTAGACGCCGGAACGCTTGCCAACCTACCGGGGGGATTGAAATCTCGGGGACTCAGAATTAAGGGTGATGACACTCCCATCATGCCCGGAGAGTTCCGAGACGTAGATGTTCCGGGTGGCGCAATCCGCGACAACATCTCGTTCCTTCCTTACAAAGAACCCAGCAACGTCCTATACCAGTTGCTTGGGGATATCGTGCAAGAAGGCCGGAGATTCGCATCAGCGGCGGATGTAAAAGCCTCAGATATTAATGGCGAAGCGCCGGTTGGCACCACGCTTGCTGTGCTTGAGCGAGAGATGAAGGTGATGAGCGCGGTTCAAGCCCGTGTTCATGCCGCTGTTTCGCGTGAGCTAGGTATTTTGACCGAGATCGTTCGGGATTACGGGCCGGGAGTCTACCCGTATGAGACTGAAGACGATCAGGTAATGATCGAAGATTTTGATGATCGGGTAGATATTATTCCGGTCAGCGACCCAAACGCGGGAACAATGGCCCAGCGCATTATGCAGTATCAGGCGGCACTACAGCTTGCCACGTCCGCGCCGCAGATGTACGACATGCCTCTTCTTCACCGACAGATGCTAGAGGTTCTGGGCATACAAGACGCAGACAAGATCGTCCCCACAGAAGACGACCTAAAGCCGACAGACCCCGTTACCGAGAATATGAACATCTTGAACGGCGACCCCGTTAAGGCGTTTATCTATCAAGACCATGAGGCACACATCCAAGTGCATATGGCGGCAATGGAAGACCCAGAAATACAAAAACTAGCGGCCAAGTCGCCAAAGGCCAAGGTCATGCAAGCGGCAATGGCCTCTCACATTGCAGAGCACGTCGCATTTGCGTATCGCGCCAAGATAGAAAAAGAACTGGGAGTGGCGCTTCCCGGCCCAGATGAAAAGCTACCGGAGGATATTGAACTCCGCATATCAAGGCTGGTTGCCCCAGCGGCAGACCAGATTACCGGTAAGGCCAAGATGATGGCCCAAGCCGAGCAAAACGCCAAGCAAGTGGAAGACCCGATTGTTCAGATGCAACAACGGGAGATAACCCTCAAAGAGCAAGAGGCAATGGCTAAGGCGCAAACCGAGATGGCTAAGATACAGGCCGATCTTGAAAAGTCCCAAAACAAATCAATGGTTGATCTCCAGAAGATGGAGCAACAAGAGCGCATAGAAAGCGCACGACTCGCATCCAAGATGGCTACCCAGCAGAGCAGGGATGAGTCGCAAAAAGAAATCGAAGGCTTCAAAGCCGGTTTCAATGCAATCAGGGACTTAGTCGATGACTAAAAAAGCAAGCAACAACATGTTGCAGGCGCTTCAAACTGAGTATCGCGATCACATGAACGAGATCACCGACCATATAGCGGTTGGCGGATGCAAGGACATGGAAGAGTACTCCCGCTGTGTAGGGATTATTCAAGGATTAGCCTACGCAGAGCGCGCACTTCTTGATCTTAACGACAGGATAGAGCGCGACTAATTCGCTACACGGTGTAGTGCATGGTGACGCCAGACGCCTAACTCTGGTGCAGGAAAGGAATTATGACTGAAGAGCAAAAAACTGCTAGTCAACTACCTGAGCCTAAAGGTTACAAACTGCTTATAGCCCTTCCGGAGCCAGATGAAAAAACGGAAGGCGGCATACTCAAATCAAAGCAAACAATGGACATAGAGGAAATCGGTTCTATTTGTGGCTTTGTGCTGAAGATGGGTCCAGATGCCTATAACGATGAAAGTCGTTTCCCGCACGGCCCATATTGCAATGAAGGCGAGTGGATATTGATGCGTTCCTACAGTGGGACGCGGTTCAAAATTCACGGCAAAGAGTTTCGCCTGATTAACGACGATAGCGTCGAAGCAGTTGTAGAAGACCCGAGGGGGATTGAAAAGGTATGAGTGAAGAGCAAATGGAACAGCAGGAGCATTCTGCTGAAGAAAAGTTTTTTGGTGTCAAAACGGTTATTGGTAAGAAGCCGGATGACGAAGGTCTAGTTCCTGATGTAGATGTGGAGGTGGTAGATGACCGACCCGCAGAAGACCGCCGCCCCCCTGCTAAGGAGACAAAGGAGGCCAAGCCAAGCTCAAGCGGAGACGAAGAGCTGGAGGGTTACTCCGAAAAGGTCAAAAAACGAATTAATAAGCTCCGCTATCAACAGCACGAAGAGCGTCGTCAACGTGAAGAGGCAGAGCGCCTTCGCGAAGAGGCTATCAAAGTTGCTCAACAGTACGCGGAGCAAAGCAAGCAGTATCACAAGATCATTCAAGAAGGCGAGCAGTATCTGGTACATCAGATACGAGAGCGAGCGTCTATGGCTGTCGATCAAGCTAAGAATAGCTATCGTCAGGCTTACGAAGAGGGCAACACAGACAAGATTCTTGAAGCGCAAGAGGCGATGATCAATGCGCAGTCAGAGCTAAAGTCTGCTGACTACCAGCTAAATCATCTTCAACAGCGCCCTCAACAGGCTCCAGAGCAGTTTAAGCCAGCGGCAAAGCCGGCTAAACAGCCCGAAGTTGGACCAGCACCGCCAACTCCCTCGGCGAAGGCAGTGCAATGGTCAGAAAAAAATCCTTGGTTTGGCCAAGAAAAAGATATGACCGCGCTGGCTTACGGCGTGCATGAAAAATTAGTTCGGGACGAGGGCTTTGATCCTAACTCGGACGAATACTTTGAGACCATTGATCGCACCATGCGGTCAAGGTTTCCAGACTACTTCGGCGAAGAAGACAGTGGCTCAGGTGAGGCGTCTCAGGGCGCACAACCTTCCTCGACTTCCCGAAGCCCCTCCGTGGTGGTGGCCCCTTCCTCTAGGAATAACGGTGCCAAACCACGCAAAGTGAGGTTGAGCCGCACCCAAATCGCTCTCGCAAAGCGACTAGGGTTAACCGCAGAACAGTATGCCAACCAGCTCATAAAGGAGTCATAAAATGGCAGAACAGCGCAAGAAAAGGGACGCAGAGTCCAGAGAAGTTGAACAACGACCATCCGATTCGTGGATGCCGGCCTCCGTACTACCAACGCCCGACCCTATAGATGGGTGGGTATTTCGTTGGGTACGCACAAGCACATTGGGCCACGCGGACAACACGAACGTCTCTCAGAAATTCAGAGAGGGGTGGGTTCCGGTGAAATCTGAAGATCATCCAGAGATGGAAGTCATGTCTGATATCAACTCCCGATTTGACGGGAACATTGAGATCGGCGGCTTGTTATTGTGCAAAGCCCCAGAGGGCAAGGTACAGCAACGAGAGGAGTACTTCCAGAACATGGCTGAGAGCCAGATGGAGTCCGTGGACAACAACTTCCTCAAGCAAAACGACCCCCGAATGCCCGTTCTGAAACCTGAGCGGTCAACTCGGACTACCTTTGGTCGGAGCTGACTTCGGTAACCCGGAGAGCACCGGCCTTTAACTCTCGTAATGGAGAATAAAGATGGCTACATCAGCTACTCCGATGGGTGCAGAACCCGTAGGCACGCTCAGTGCTTCCGGCTCCTTCACCGGAAAAGTACGCCATATTAAGGTTGCGTCTGGCTATGCCACCGACATCTTTTATGGTGATTTCGTTAAGCTGGTTGCGGCTGGTACGGTAGAAAAGGCGGCAGTTACGACTGCCGTTGTGGCAGGCACTGTCGGCATTTTTGTCGGCTGTTCCTACACCGATCCCGGCACCGGTCAGCTAACCTTCAACCAGTACTGGCCTACCGGCACGGTAGCGTCAGATGCTATGGCATATGTCGTTGACGATCCCAAGCTCTTGTTCCAAATGCAGGGCGACGGTTCTATTGCTCAGACTGGTCTGGGCAACAACGTATCAGCTATTAGCACTGCTGGCTCAACTGCTATTGGCCGAAGCAAAAATGCTTTGGACGCTAGCTCAATTGCAACAACTAACACGCTTCCGCTTCGTGTCATTGACTTTGTGGATGGTCCCAAGAGCGCAGTAGGTGATGCTTTCACCGACTGCATCGTGACCTATCTTCCCTTGAGTCATGCCTACGAAACCAAGCTCGGCGTTTAAGGAGAACTAGGAAATGGCTATTTCACGCGCACAAATGCTGAAAGAACTGCTCCCCGGTCTGAACGCCTTGTTCGGATTGGAGTATGAGCGGTACGACGATGAGCACACGATGATTTATGACACTGAGTCATCTGAGCGGTCGTTTGAGGAAGAAGTAAAGCTGTCCGGCTTTGGTGCCGCACCAGTTAAAGCTGAAGGCTCTGCCATTAGCTATGACTCGGCGCAGGAGTCGTTCACTGCTCGCTATAACCACGAAACAATTGCTTTGGGCTTCAGCATCACTGAAGAAGCGATGGAAGACAATCTTTACGATTCTCTTTCTGCTCGCTACACCAAGGCGTTGGCCCGTGCTATGGCACACACCAAGCAGGTTAAAGCGGCAAACCCGCTTAACAACGGCTTTAACACCTTCCAATCTGGTGACGGCGTAACGCTGTTCAGCACGGCTCACCCGCTGGTAAACGGTGGCACTAACGCTAACCGTCCTGCCGTAGCGGCTGATCTGAATGAAACCTCACTGGAAGATGCTGTGATTAACATCGCCGCATTTACCGATGAGCGTGGACTGCTGATCGCGGCTCGCCCCCGTCGTTTAATCGTTCCACCCGCACTTCAGTTTGTAGCAACTCGCTTGCTTGAGACTGAGGGTCGAGTTGGCACGGCTGACAACGACATCAATGCCCTTCGCAACAACGGATCGATTCCAGAAGGCTATTCTGTCAATCACTTCTTGACTGACACGAATGCGTTCTTCTTGATCACCGATGTACCGAACGGCATGAAGCACTTCAACCGTACTGCGTTGGAGACTTCAATGGACGGCGACTTTGATACTGGTAACGTCCGGTACAAGGCTCGCGAGCGATACAGCTTCGGCGTATCCGATCCTCTGGGAATCTACGGCTCGCCCGGAACTTCCTAAATGACAGGGGGCTTCGGCCCCCTTTTCTTTCCTGACTGATTGTTCCATGTGGAACATCAGACCGACCCAAGACAGGAGATCCTCATGGGTACTACTACTTTTTCCGGTCCTATTAAGGCTGGAACCATCAAAGAGACTACCGGCACAACGCTCGGCACAAACATCAAGAACACTGGCCAAGTTGTAATGGCGCAGACTTTTGCCGTTGACTTGTCAGGTGGTGCAGTTGCGGCCTCTGTCACAGACGTTGTCATTCCGGCCAACTCTCAGATTATTGACTGTGTAATCGACATCATTACAGCGGCAAACACCTCAACCAACCTAAGCGTTGGCGACACTGTAGGTGGCGCGGCTACGATCTTAAATACCTTCGCAAGCGGCACTGACGCAGGCCGAAAGTACCCAACTACTGAAGCGGGTGCGGCGCTGGCTTGGGAAGACACCGGCACTGCCGACCTCCGCCTGACTGTAACAGCCTCTGCCGCGACAAACGCTGGAGAAGTGCGGTTTACTATTCTGTATCAGCAAAACATTAACCTTGCGTAATCAATGGGGCGTAAGCCCCTTTTTTGGAGGGCAAAATGGCTGATACAGTTACCAGTCAGACTATTGAGGACGGGCCTCGCACGGCGATTTTTTCGTTCACTAACGTCAGCGATGGCTCTGGCGAAGCCGCTGTGACCAAGATCGACGTGTCTTCATTATCTAAAGACCCCGCTAGCGACAAGGCGTGCACCAGCGTGCAAATAGAGTGCATCTGGTATTCGACCATTGGCATGGGCGTAGAGATCCTGTTTGACGCTTCAACCGACGTTTTAGCGTGGGAGCTTCCTGCTGACTACTCAGACACAGTAGATTTTTCCGAGTTTGTCGGCATTCCTAACAATGCCGGATCGGGCAAGACGGGTGATATTAACTTCACCACAGTTGGTGCCAGCAATGCTGACTCGTACAACGTCGTGCTTAAAGTAAAGAAGAGCTATGGCTAATGCGGCTGTACTACAAGAAGGGCGGCAAGACAAAGTCGAAGGTCAATGAGGCTGGAAACTACACTAAGCCATCCATGCGCAAGCGCCTATTCAACAAGATTAAGGCGGGTGGCAAGGGTGGCAAGCCCGGACAATGGTCAGCGCGAAAGGCCCAGATGCTGGCAAAGCAGTACAAATCCGCGGGCGGCGGCTACAAAGACTGATGGCGCTCAAAAAGTCGCAAAAGTCCCTCAAGAAGTGGACGAAGCAGAAGTGGCGCACCAAGTCTGGAAAGCCTAGTACTCAAGGAAAAAAAGCTACGGGTGAGCGATATTTGCCAGAAAAGGCAATTAAATCGCTGTCTTCAAAGGAATACGCCGCAACTAGCCGTAAAAAGCGGGCTGACACCAAGAAAGGTAAACAGCATTCTAGCCAGCCAAAGAAAGTGGCTAAAAAGACAGCGAGGCACCGGAAGTAATGCGACTCTATTACAAGAAGGGCGGTCGCGTTGATAAGGGCGCTATGGCGTGCAACAAGCCGAAGCGGACTCCCGGTCACTCTAAAAAGTCCCACATCGTCAAGGCGTGTGAGGGCGGCAAAGAAAAAATCATTCGGTTTGGCCAGCAGGGCGTAAAGACCAATCAAACCGTTGGCCAGCGCAAAGCATTTAAGTCGCGTCATGCAAAGAACATTAAGCGCGGCAAGATGTCTGCGGCCTACTGGGCGGACAAGGTCAAGTGGAGTCCGAGCAAGACCAAGTCGAAGTCCAAGAAATGGAAGAAGGGTAGCTAGATGGCAATCAGCAGAGCGCAGACCGCAAAACAGGTTAAAAACGCACCCAAGTGTAAGCAAAAGAAAATGGCCGTTGGGGGCAAGATACCCAAGGCAAAGTGCAGAAATGGCATTGCCATGCGCGGCAAGACCCGAGGGGTGGTTGTTTAAATGGCGACTAGCGGAACAACCAGCTTTACTCTTGACCTGTCAGACATAATGGAAGAGGCGTTTGAGCGTGCTGGCTCCGAGTTGCGCAGTGGATATGATTACAAAACTGCTCGTCGGAGCATTGATCTGCTCATGCTTGAGTGGCAAAACCGCGGCCTTAATCTCTGGACGGTGCGAGACGCCACGCTGGCTCTTGTTGCAGGAACGTCGTCATACGACCTTACATCTGAGAAGCTAGACATAATAGAGGGGCTGTTGCGCACCGACGCGGGCGACACATCCAAGCAGTCCGACCTGACTATGCAGAGGATTTCGGTCAGCCAGTACGCGCACCAGACCAACAAGTTAACTCAAGGGCGACCGCTCCAGTACTACATTGAGCGCAAGCCTGCTGGTATTACAGTGCATTTTTGGCCTGTTCCAGACGCAACGACCAGCTACACATTCGCTTACTACTATTTAGACCGGATCGAAGACAGCGGCAAGCCTGCGTCCAATAACATGGATGTCCCCGCTCGCTATCTGCCGTGTCTAGTGGCAGGGCTGGCTTATCAAATCGCCAGCAAAAAGCCAGAATCTATGGGTATTGCGCCTGCCCTCAAGCAGGTGTACGAGGAGCAGTGGAATCTTGCGGCGGATGCGTCTCGCGAGAAAGCGGCTCTGTATATGGCGCCGGGAGGCTACAACGACCTATGAGCAGTTATGCCAAGGGTAAGCATGCTTTCGGCTTTTGTGATCGGACTGGATTCCGTTACCCACTGCGCGACCTTGTCCGTCAAATAGAGGATGGCCGATGGAACGGCTTGCTAGTTGGCCGCGATGTAGTGGATCAGGACCAGCCTCAGCTTAAATTGGGGGATGTCAATGCGAGCGATCCGCAGGCTCTTAGATACCCTAGACCTGACAATTCACTTGACGAAAGCCGCGCTTTGTCTGCCTTTGATCCCGTTGGTGGTGGCAATACAGCTCTTGGGAGCCGCACTGTGGGCCTTGACATGGCAGGCGTGGTTGGGCGCGTAACAATAGAGACTTCCTGATGGCGTTTACCTTTACCACGTTGAAGCAGGCCATACAGGACTATACGGAGTCCAACGAGACCAGCTTCGTCAACAACCTGCCGACCATCATTCAGCAGGCGGAAGACAAGATTCTCAAGACGGTACAGTTACCCGACTTCCGCAAAAATGTGGAGGGGTCTGTCGCCGCAGGCAGTCAGTATCTGGTGATGCCATCGGATTTTTTGACGCCCTACTCATTAGCGATTGATAATTCCGGGTATGACTATCTGATCTTCAAGGATGTCAACTTTATACGACAGGCTTATCCCGCCGCCGGGACTACAGGCGCACCTAAGTATTACGGCATTTTTAGTCGCACAGCATTTATTCTTGGCCCTACCCCAGACGCGGCGTACACCGCCGAACTGCACTACTTCCACAAGCCCACCTCTATTACCACCTCCACAGACGGCACTAGCTGGCTTGGCACTAATGCTGAGTCCACACTGCTTTATGGCTGTCTTGTTGAGGCGTACACCTACCTCAAGGGCGACCCAGACCTAATGCAGTTGTATGCCCAGAGGTACATGGAGGCGCTGGCCAAACTGGAGGAGCTGGGCGAGGGCTACAGCACAACAGACAGCTACCGTGGCGGAGAGGTAAGGAAGCCTAGATCATGATCGACGCTACTGTTGGTAATGTATTTGTGCAAACAACCTCTAACAGAGGGTTTACCCCGGAAGAAGTTGCCGAGAGATGCTTAGACAAAATTGTCTCAATAGCAGAAAGCGCCGCGCCAGAAGTGCGAGCACAAGCCGAGGCATTTAGAGCTGACATCAGGAAGCTCCTCGTCCACTACATGAAGGAAGCCATAAAAAGCGACCGAACCACTGTTTACAACGCCCTGTGTGATGCAGGGCAAAAAGACCTAGCCGAACTTATCAGGAGACTTTGATATGGCTTTTAGCGGAAACTACATGTGCACCTCATTCAAGCAGGAACTGCTTGTAGGCTCACACAACTTTACTGCCAGTAGCGGGGACACCTTCAAGCTGGCCATGTACACCAATAGCGCCAGTTTTGACGCGGCTACAACCGCCTACACCACCAGCAACGAGGTGAGCGGTACGGGTTATTCGGCTGGCGGCGGCACGCTGACCAATGTTACCCCTACCACGTCAGGGACAACGGCACTGACTGACTTTGCCGACTTGACCTTTGGTTCTTCGACCATCACAGCCCGTGGCGCGTTAATTTATAACACCACGACGGCTAGCGGTAGTGGCACTACAGATACTGTCGTTGTGCTCGACTTTGGTGCTGACAAGGCATCTAGTGCTGGCGACTTTACCATTGTGTTCCCAACCCCTGACGCTTCTAACGCTATCATTCGGATTGCATAATCATGGCTCTCGTTCTAAAAGACCGCGTAAAAGAGACAACCACGACCACGGGGACGGGCGCTATTTCTCTAGGCGGCGCCGTAGCGAACTTTCAAGCGTTCTCGGCGGTGTTGTCTAACGCAGATACCACATATTACGCAATTGTTGACACAACCAACACCGCGTTTGAGGTGGGCTTGGGCACGTATGCCAGTAGTGGCAACACGTTAACAAGAACGACCGTACTAGAAAGCTCAAACAGCGGGTCGGCGGTTAATTTTGGCGCTGGCAGTAAAAATATATTTATTGCCTACCCTGCTGAAAAGGCCGTGTATGAGGAGTCTGACGGCTCTGTCTTGATAGAGAATCTTGAGTTAAACGCCAACGCTATCAAGTCAACGGACACCAACGGCAACATCCAGTTGTTTCCAAACGGCACCGGCTTTACTGAGTTATATGGAAATACCAACGCGGGCACCATTCGATTTAATTGCGAAAGCAATTCGCATGGAGTTACCGTCCAAGGCCCAGCCCACAGCGCGGCGGCTACCTACACGGTCAAGCTACCCGACACGCTGGGGCTGACGCAGGCGTCAGGGATTGTTACGTCAGATGCTAATGGTGTTGTTAGTTTTGATAATGGCACGATAGATGAGGCAACTAGCATTACGTCTAGCTCTAACGCGGCGACGATTAACCTTCGCGACGGCAATGTTTTTGAGCATGATCTGACTGAAAATGTCACCTACACGTTCAGCAACCCCGCCGCTTCTGGCAGGGCTTCTGCCTTCATACTCAAAGTCATTCAAGATAGCTCCGCCAGAACAATTACTTGGCCCGGAAGCGTTGATTGGCCAGCGGCGACAGCACCAACCCTAACGGCAACCAACAACGGCGTTGATGTGTTTGTGTTTTTTACAATTGACGGCGGAACGACTTATTACGGATTCACTGCTGGGCAGGCGCTAGGTTAATGAGTAATGCGGCTAACAAGTTAATACAGGCGGCGGCGGGCAATGCTGGCGAAGCTGTTTACGTTGATGATGTGTTTTCTACGTATCTGTACACGGGTACTAATGCTACACAAGCTATTACCAACGGCATTGACCTTGCTGGTGAAGGCGGCTTGGTATGGACGAAAGCAAGAACTAGCGATCCAACTGAGATAGATCATCAGCTAATAGATAGTGAGCAAGGCGCATTTAGGTATGTACTTGAAAGCAATACAACCAATGCTAGATTTGATTTTGGAGCTAGCATACTTACACCAAGTTCTACAGGTTTTCAGTTAAGTTCTTCCAGTAGAGTCAACCAAAATGAAAATCCATACGTTTCTTGGACATTCCGCAAGCAACCGGGGTTTTTTGATGTTGTAACGTATACGGGTGATGGGACAACAAGCCGCGATATAAATCACAATCTTGGGTCTGCTCCGGGCGCAATAATAATAAAGCGTACTGACAATACTTCAGATTGGACTTTTCAGCACAGGTACAACGGTAACTATGCGCTGTATTTAAATAGCACTGCCGCACGATCTGACTCTGGAGCAACGCTTCAGTTTAACAGTGCAAACTTTAAGGTTGTTGGCCCTCCAAGTGGTCTAGCTGATGCTAAATGCACAAACGTCAATGGAGCCACATACGTAGCCTACCTATTCGCCCACGATGCCCAAGACTTTGGCACAGACGAAGACGAGAGCATTATTAAGTGTGGAAGTTACACGGGTAACGGAAACTCTGACGGCCCTACTATTGACCTAGGGTTTGAGCCGCAGTGGATTATGTGGAAAAGAGCAGACAGCGGCACAGAATCTTGGCATATCAGGGATGTTATGCGGGGTATGCCTGTCACAGCTTCTGGAAAAGATCTTTATGCCGACAGTAGTTCAGCCGAAGGAAGTACGACCAACGAAGGGCCGATTCCTACTGCAAACGGGTTTAGGCTTGTGGGTACTAACGCAAACGGGAACGCCTCTGGCGGCACATACATCTACGTAGCCATCCGCAGACCCCACAAACCAGCAGAGGAGTTTGCGGCTACTGATTTGTTTAAGGTAGCGCCAAGATCAAATACAGCCAGTGCAGATAATGCTTTTGTGTCCAATTTTCCTGTAGACATGGGAATGTCAAGAAATGTTTTAGCTAGCACAGAAATGCGAATTGGTGCGCGATTAACAGGAGATCAATACCTAGAAACTCCAACCGCTGACGCTGAAACTACTGAAAGCGATTGGGGTGGTTGGGATAGCATGAACTCTGTCAGCCTTGGTTTTAGCAAAAGCGCTGAGACACCTATTGAAAAATATGGCTGGATGTTCCGCAGAGCGCCGGGATTCTTTGATGTTGTTTGTTATACCGGTAGCAGTTCTGCTGGCACAATGACAATAAACCACAATCTTGGCGTAGTGCCAGAAATGATGTGGGTGAAGGCTAGGAGTGCCAGCTACAACTGGTGGGCCGCGCATACCTTTACGGCTAGTAACGCTGTAAAACAGTATCCCTCTTTAAATGGCGCACAAGCTGGGTCGACTGAATCTTATGGCACTAGCTTGGGTTTAAATGCCCAACCAACCAGTACGTCTTTTGTTGTAAATACAGACACAATGATAGGTCGAAGCTATGATTGGGTAGCGTACCTATTCGCAAGCGTTGACGGAATATCAAAAGTTGGTACTTACACAGGCACAACTAATGACGTAAACGTAGATTGTGGCTTTAGCTCTGGCGCTAGGTTTGTGTTGGTTAAGCGTACAGACGCTGTTGGTGATTGGTACTTGTGGGATTCTGAGCGTGGCATTGTGGCTGGCAACGATCCGTACATATTGTTGAGCACAACAGGCGCGCAAGATTCAAGCGAGGACTTTATAGACCCTCTATCTAGCGGTTTTACGATTACATCAAACGCAACAACGCCGCTTAACGCCAATAACGGCACTTACTTGTTTTACGCAATAGCATAGGAGAATCAACTATGTCGGAATATCGCATTAGATCAACGGGTGAGGTCAAAACTCAAGGCCAAATCCGAAGCGACAATCCTAATGTGTCATTACCAAAAGTCTGGAATGAAAACGTCAATGAAACACTTGGCATCGACCCTGTACTAATAGCGCCCGCACCGGCTCCGTCTGACGAGTTTAAGGTAGTTGTACGTAATGGCGTAGAGCAGGACGCCAACGGCAACTGGGTGCAGGCTTGGACAGAGCGTGAGATGTTTGCTGAGTATACGGACGATGACGGCAACACTGTCACTGTGCAGGCTCAGAAGGACGCTAAGACTGCGGCTGACAATGCCTCTTTAGCCGCCGCAGAACGCACTACACGGGACGTACTGTTAAAAGCTACAGACCACTACGGGCTGTCTGATGTAACCATGTCAGCAGATATGGCGACTTACAGGCAGGCTTTGCGTGACGTACCACAGCAGGAAAACTTCCCCGGCACTATTACTTGGCCCACAAAGCCTGAGTAAGCAATGAATGGACCCCTTATCACTGGTAGCGATGGCCTCGACCACTTTCAAGGGGTTGCAGGTACTGGTAAGTAAAGGAGCCGAAATAGAGCATGTGGCCAAGAAACTTGGTCACTGGTACACGCTGGTATCTGACATTAATCAGGCCGAGCGCGAAGCGGAAAAGCCACCCCTCTTCAAAAAGATGTTTGATGGCGCCTCTGTTGAGGAGCAAGCATTAAACGCTGTAATTGCAAAAAAAAAGATAGAAGAGCAGGAAAAGCAGGTCCGAGAGTTAATTACTTGGGCATACGGCGTTGAAACATACAAAGAGATGATGCAAATGCGCCGCGACATTCGGGCAAAGCGCGAGCGTATTATTTACAAGCAACGCAAGCGACAACGATTTATGCTTGACGTGTCAGCAGTAAGCATGGGTTTGATTGTTGCTGGCGGCATTGTTTACTTCACCATCAACCTAATCCAATTATTGAGGACCGCATAATGCGCAATACGCTTGACTTGACAGTAATAGCACTGCTTGTACCTTTTGTTTTCTTTTCTTTGGGCGCCTCGGCGCAGACCGTCATCAGTTATGAAGACGGCTCAACGTACACCGTGAGTGAAGGCCAAGATGTCTACATCGGCGAAAAAAGCGCGACCTTGTATACACAGCGCACATACAACAACGGCAACCTGTATTTTGTTGCTCAAAGCCCTTGGAGCAAGCGTGATTACGTTCCGGAGCCAACAGACGAGTTTGCGGTTGGCTCGCACGGTTGGTGCAAAGAGTATGCCCCGTGGAGCGAGGGCTTGACGTTTAACATGGTCTCATGGCAACGCTACTGCGACACTAACGGCGATGGCCAGTACGATGAAAATGATTCGGGCTGGGAAGGCTAGCTATTATTTATCCGCTGGTAGGGGGTGGTAATGGATCAGGGTATGGTAAACACGATTATCACCCTTGCTGGCGGCATTTTTGGCTGGTTGCTTAAAACTCTATGGGACTCTGTGCGCATGCTGGAAAAGACTGACGACATGATTATCGACAAAGTTAACCGTGTTGAAGTGCTGGTGGCCGGCGAGTACGTCCGCAGGGAAGAGTTTCAAGACGGCGTTCAGCGGCTCTTTACAAAGCTGGATCAGATAGAGGCTAAGATCGACCAAAAGGCGGACAAGTAGTAAGTCATGGCTGGCGTCTCCGTCAACGTCTCTGGCGTCTCTGCCAAGGGCGCACTTCCAAACCCCGCAGAAGAGCATGGGGGTGCGATCACAGAAAATTCCTTTGCTGAAGCGCCTTTTGCGTCAGAAAACAGCACTCCATTCCTCATAACCGTTAATACAGATGGAAGCATCTCTGTAACGGGACTACAAGCCACAGCTCAGATAAGTGGCGTTGTGTTTAGTGAGTCTGTCAGCGTCACTGGATTAGCCGCTACAGCGGCAGTCGGAACTGCAATTGCATCCTTGCCTGACGTGGTCGCCGTCACCGGTGTTTCTGCCACGGGCCTCGTTGGCGGTAATAAAGCAGAGCTAGGCGGCTCGCTGTTTGGCGGACTGTCTTTTGCCGAAGAGCCGTTTGCGGGTCTTGCTGAAGACATCAACAGCACAATTGACGTTACTACCGGCGTTGCCGCTTCGGTTACAGGAGTAGAGGGCACCGGCACGGTAGGTAGCGTTGTCATCAATGCCGCCGCAAATGTTCCCGTTACAGGCGTATCTGCCACGGGCGAGGTAGATAGCGTCAGCGTTATTGGCGGGGCCAATGTCAGTCCGACAGGGGTTGCCGCAACGGGCACTCCGGGGGCTGTCACGGTTGTGCAGGGATCGGGCGTTGCTGTCGCTATTACCTCACCAAGGTTGCAGGGTCAGGTCGGCATTGTTGCTCCAAATGCTCAAATAAAGGTGTTTGTGACAGGCGTTGCTGGAACAGGCCAGACATCGGGAGCGTCCGTTGTTTCTTGGAACGAAATTATTGTCAATCAAGACCCGAACTGGGTTGAAATTGCGGCGTAGGGGAGACCATGCCTAGCACATATACAACAAATCTTGGCATTGAAAAGATCACGACCGGCGAGCAGGCCGGCCTGTGGGGGGCCACGACAAACACCAACTTTGACATTTTAGATCAGGCGATTAACGGCATATTGTCGCTAACACTGTCGTCTGCCGGAAGCTCCGGCTCTCCCACAGACATACCTGTCACAAACGGAGCGGTTTCTAACGGCAGGAATAAGTTTATTGAGCTGACTGATGGCGGTGATCTTGGCGCTACTGCCTATGTCCGATTGACCCCCAACGACGCGGAAAAGATACTTTTTGTCCGCAACAGCCTGTCTGGATCAAGATCGGTCATCCTGTTTCAAGGCACATACAGTGCATCTAATGACTTTGAGCTGGCAAACGGCAAAGACGCGGTACTGAAGTTTAGCGGCACTGGGTCAGGTGCCACGGTCACTCAGGTGTTTGTTGACCTTGTTGCTGGCAATTTAACAGCAAATGTCACCGGCAATGTGACCGGCAATGTAACCGGCAATGTGACGGGCGCGGTGACTGGGAATGTGACCGGCAATCTCACTGGGAACGTCACGGGAGATGTCACAGGTAACGTAACCGGCAATATCACATCGACAGGATCATCCTCATTTAGCAGTGCAGATATCAATGGCGGGGCAATTGACGGCACTGTGATTGGCGCCGCGTCAGCCGTTGCGGGGACATTTACAAATCTGACCGCATCTGGCACATCCACCCTAACCACGGTGGATATTAATGCCGGCGACATTGATGGAACTAATATTGGGGCGTCCACTCCCGGTGCAGGCACGTTTTCGGCGCTAGTGACAACAGGCGATCACATTAGGATCGACACAACCCAGACTCCAGCTAACTCATCCGCGTCAGGCACAAAAGGCGAAATTGCCTACGACAGCGACTATATATACGTCTGCGTAGCCACTAATAGCTGGAAGCGCGTGGCGCTGTCCACGTTCTAAGGACTAATCATGCTTGAATCTCTTATAGCCCCCGTTACAGGGCTACTGGACAAGTTTATCCCGGATGCTGACGAGCGAAACAGGC